AGAGACGATAAAGTCGTTATTGTTATTGATTCAATTGGTAACCTAGCATCCAAGAAAGAATTGGAAGATGCTATCAACGAGAAATCAGTTGCTGATATGTCAAGAGCTAAAGCATTGAAGGGACTGTTCAGAATGGTCACTCCTTATCTTACTATGAAGAACATCCCTTTGCTTGCTGTGAATCATACTTATCAAGAGATGGGTTTATTTCCAAAGCAAGTTGTTGGTGGTGGTACAGGTATCTACTACTCAGCTGATAACATCTGGATTCTAGGTAGAAAGCAAGATAAAAAAGGAACTGAAATCAAAGGGTATCACTTTGTTATTAACGTTGAGAAATCAAGGTTTGTAAAAGAAAAGTCTAAGATACCTGTAAGTGTTACATGGGAAGGTGGTATCGAAACCTACTCAGGTCTACTTGAAGTCGCACTTGCTGGTGGCTATGTTACTAAACCAAATGTTGGTTGGTATGCAAAAGTCGATATGGAAACAGGCGAAATTGAAGAAACTAAAGTAAGAGAAAAAGATACATTACAGAAAAAATTCTGGACGCCAATCTTTGAAAATACTAACTTTAAAGAATTCGTAAAAACTTACTACTCAATAGGACATAAGCCATTACTTGATATTGACTTAGACTTAGAGATAGATAATGTATAATGTTTCTGAAAAAGACTACTCAATAGTAGAAAATAATGAAAGCGCCTTCCAAGGCGTTCTTCTTAAGACTGGAACTTGGAAAGATGTAATAGTTGTCTATGGACAAGTTGGTATCAGAGAAGACGAATCTCTTGATATGGCAACACTTAGCTTTAATTACACAGTCCAAGATCCAGCAGAATTTAGTATAGAAGAACTTGATAAAGACGAAACATTTAAAAATTATCTTGGTTCTATACTACAATATATAATATCAGATTCTTTACAATACGCTGAAGAATCGAAACAAAAAATCATAGGAAAAGAAAATGACGAATCAACTACCGACACACATACTCAATCATCTTCTCAATAATGAAGATTTTTGTAGACGTGTAGTACCTTATCTCAAGAATGAGTATTTCGAAGGTACACATAAAACGGTATTCGATCTTATTGTTTCTTTTGTAAGCAAACATAATAAACTACCAACCTCAAAAATACTTGAGCTTGAACTTAAAAAGATTAATGCTCCTGAAGATGTGCTCAATAATGCATCAAGGTTGGTAAATGAAATAGCTGAAAAGTCCGATATAGATACTGATTATCTTTTAGATGAATCAGAAAAATGGTGTAAAGAGAGAGCAGTTTATAATGCTATCATGGATTCAATACAAATCATAGATGGCAAAGACAACGAACGAAGTGAAGGTGCTATACCTGAAATACTTTCTGAAGCTCTTGGTGTTTCATTTGATGAAGCAATTGGCCATGACTATATTGACAACTCAGAGGAAAGGTTTGAATTCTATAATAGAAAAGAAGATAGAATACCATTTGACCTTGATTACTTTAATAAGATTACGAAGGGGGGCTTGCCCAATAAGACCTTAAACATTGCGCTTGCAGGTACGGGCGTGGGCAAGTCCCTATTCATGTGCCATTGCGCAGCAGGTGTTCTTAATCAAGGTAAGAACGTTTTGTATATAACAATGGAAATGGCAGAGGAACGTATTGCAGAACGTGTCGATGCTAACTTAATGAATTTGCCGATTGAATCACTTGGGTCATTACCTAAAAATGTATTCGATGATAAGATTGGTAAGATAGCGAAAGCTGCTACGGGTAAACTTATAGTTAAAGAATATCCTACTGGCTCAGCTCACACTGGTCATTTCAGAGCTTTACTTAATGAGCTTCGTCTCAAAAAGAACTTTAGTCCTGATATGATCTATATTGACTATTTAAATATTTGTGCATCAAGTCGTATGAAAGGCATGGGCGGAAGTATAAATAGTTATACCTATATAAAAGCAATCGCGGAAGAACTTCGCGGTCTTGCTGTGGAATTCAATGTACCGATAGTTTCGGCAACTCAGACCACGAGGTCTGGATTCAGTAATACTGATGTTGGACTTGAAGATACATCTGAATCTTTTGGTTTACCTGCAACGGCAGATTTGATGTTTGCTCTTATTTCAACAGAGGAACTCGAAGAACTTGGCCAAATAATGGTAAAACAATTGAAAAATCGTTATAACGATCCAACCAAATATAAGAGATTTGTAGTTGGCGTAGATCGTTCCCGCATGAAACTATATGATGTAGAGGAGTCGGCTCAATCAGATATTATGTCTGACATGGTACCAGATAAGCCGATAAACAAGTTTGGTGAACGCGAAAGTAATGACTCGTTTGCCGACTTTAAAATATAAAGGAGAAATATATGAATATGTTAAATACAGCAAAAGCATGGTTAATGTCAAGATGGTCAGAAAGAACATCTTGGGACGGTGGACTTATAGTCGGCCTATCATTATCCTACCTATTACTAGGTGGACTTGTTGACTTAGTAGCTTGGGTAGCCCTAGCTTACGGTGTTTACACTTTTATTGCAAAAGAAGTATAATAACCTTTTATTATGACAATTCGTGGGGGAGTTTCGACTCCCCTTTTTTTCACAAACAACACTTTCTCACAATTATTTTCATTAATTTCACTCGAACCGTTTACAACTGCTCCCAACTGTGGTATAATATAACTATATTCAGATAAGGAGCTAATATGACATACAAAGAACAACCAATATCAATAACCGAAGAGGTTATTGCAATGAGCACCAGCGCAATTCTAAGAGAATTGGACGGTGGAATGAAACTAGGAATTTGCGAATCTTGGGACGAAAGAGTCGGAATGACAGATAGAGATTGGGCTATCGAAAAATTAATAGCTAAAAGACTAAAGGAGGCAGGAGTATGAAATTATCAATGAGACATATCGCAACAGATATACCAGTAGATGTTGAACTAGATCTAGTAGAACAGAGCTGGGCTAAGGATAAAAATCCAACAACGCTTAATTTATCATGGGACAAACTTTGTGATTCAGTTGCACGAAGAACTGGCCATGACATACAAGGCAATTTTGAAATTGAAACTATAGATGGGAGGGTATTTCACTAATGAAAAGATCAACAAGTTACGTAATGACAGTACACACAGGAAGCGCAGGCGATATGCTTGAACTCCAAAGACTCAGAAAAACCATAAGCACCGTAAATTTACATGCTAAAGAAAATGAAAAGGTTGCTTATATGAATCCAAGAGGAGCTAAGTTTCCTAGATACTATGTTAAATGTCAAGCAAGAGGTCCAAGAGCTAAATTTGCAAAAGCATTAGGAAGACATCCTAGAGCTTTCGACCAGTCACTACCTCTTAAATTTGCGGAGAAAATGGATGTCTATGTCTATCAAAGATAAAGCTTATAAAATAACAGCTAAGAAAAACCACAAAGTTGTTGCAGAATACCTCTATGAATTAGAGGAATCTGCTGCAGCATTTGCTAGTAAAATGAAAGAAAAAGGATATCAAGTTTGGGTTGAAAGAGTAAACATATGATTGAATATATTATACTTGCATTCATCATCGCGATATCAGGCTATCAAGCATTTCAACATGGAATCCGTGAAGGAGCTGAAAGAACTTTAAGAAAACTTTCTGAAGAAGGAATCATTTTTGTTAAAGCTGGCGGAAATATACTACCCAATAAATTCTATACTAAAGATTAATCTTTTATAAATAGATTTAATACATAGGAAACTGTTTATGAAATCTTTAAAAAATTATATTTACGAAGCTAATCTGCAAGGAAGCACGACTAAATTCTCAGGAGCTTTAGGCGCGTTTAAACAATATGTTGAACTTAATCCTAAAAATGTAGAATTTAAAGTAGATAAAACAACAGTTTTAAGTAGAATGGATGGTTCATCAACTGACATTACTGTTAAAAAAGGTACAACCTTTAACATAATGGATAGAGAAACTAAGCTTATTAAAAAGGTTGGTAGATCTGATGCAGTTAGAATTCAACTTACTGATAGAAAATTTAAACAATATCACGGTCAAGATTTTCTTCTTCCATTAAATAAGATACTTAAACCAACAGGTAAACAAGTAGAAGCTTTAGAAGTCGATATATCTGATAAGAAAAATCCAAGAGTATTTACACCATTTAAAACTGGTCATGGCCATGAAGGTCAATTCACAGAAGCATGGATTAAACATACAGGTGATAGATGGCAGTTTGAATATAAGGGTAAAGAATATAAAGTATTAGCGTTGAGAGCTCCACTTGGAACTTTTAAAGGTAATCCAAAAACAGATGTTACAGTATTATTAGATAAAGCACCTCCTAAGATGCCGTCAAAAAAACTAAAATATAGTTTAAAAGCAGCAAATGCTACATACTTTGAAAATTGGATGTTGCCTAAAAGATTTATGGAAATCTTTGGTAAGAAAAAAGGTTCTCAAATACTCAATGATGGATTAAAGGATTTAAATACAACTGGTAAAATTGGTGGTACAGCAACTAAAACAAATTCAATTGCTCCTTTTATTTCTAAAAAATGGAATATAGGAGATAGATTAAATCCATCTGAAATGATGGAAGTAATCTCAGGAGATATAAAATTTGATGAAGGTGAAGGAGCAGCAAATGCTTTCTTTGGTGGTGATATACCTACCGGAGCAAATGCTCTTGAAGTTATAATATCAAATACTAAATCATCAAGTGATATGTCTAAAATAATAAAAGCTGGAATATCTATGAGAGGCTCTACTAAAATTGGTAACTTCTCTTGTTATGTTCAAGCTGACGATGGCAAATGGTATATTAGCATAGGTTATGGTAATATGTTTGATGTCGATAAGGAATATAGACTAGTATGAAATCACTAAAAAACTACTTATCTGAAGCCGCAGGAAAGAATACTCATATGACACATATTGAGGATTTAATCTTGGACGGCGGAGTTAAGGGGGCTCGCCAAGCTATCCTGGCGCTAAGATCTATGAGGGATATGTTGAGCGGTAATGCAAAAGCACCAATGGACATTACTGTAAAGTGGGACGGAGCCCCCGCCGTATTTGCTGGAGAAGACCCAAGAGATGGTCAATTTTTCGTAGCAAAAAAAGGTATATTTAATGCCGACCCTAAAGTATATAAGAGTCATGCCGATATTGACGCTGATACTTCAGGGGATTTATCTAAAAAACTAAAACTTGCATTCGACCATTTAAAAGGTCTTGGTATCAAAGGTGTAATCCAAGGCGACTTTATGTTTGATTCAAGTGATTTAAAAAAGGAGAAAATAAATGGAGTTGGACATATTACTTTCCATCCTAATACTATCCTCTATGCTGTACCTCTTAATACGCCATTAGCCAAAGAAATACAAAGAGCTAAGATTGGTATTATATGGCATACATCATATAGCGGTGGTTCATTTGAAAGAATGTCAGCATCATTTGGTAAAGACATAGTTTCTAAATTAAAGAAAACACCAGATGTATTTATGGATGATGCAACACTTAAAGATCTAAGTGGTACTGCAACGCTTACAAAAGCTGATTCATTATTACTCAGTAAAAAGTTATCTGATGCTGGTAAGATATTTCAAAAGATATCATCAACAACTTTAAAAGAGATAGAGTCAAACAAAGAACTCAATCTTATAATTAACATATATAATAATACTAAGGTAAGAAATGGTCAACGTATTACAGATACGAAGAAGCATGCAACTGGTTTAATTATGTTTGTAAGTGATCGTTATCAAAAACAGATAGATAAGAGAAGTTCTGATAAAGGTAAACAAATACAAATAGATAAAAGAGATGAATTACTATCTTTCTTTAGTAAGAGTAACTTAAAAAACTTACAAAATGTGTTTGATTTACACAATTTAGTTACAGATAGCAAATTAATTATTATAAATAAACTAAACAAACTAAGTAAAATTGGTACGTTTGTAAAAACTAAGTCCGGATTTAAAGTAACCAACCCCGAAGGTTTTGTTGCTATAGATCGTATGGAAGGTGGAGCTGTTAAGTTAGTAGATAGATTAGAATTTTCTACAAATAACTTTAGCAAAGATATTATTAAAGGCTGGGATAATCCAGGCTAAATGGGAACCGAGGATATAAATGTCGATAAAATCATTCAGTGATTATGTTACTGAAAATACAAAAGAAATAACATTCGTATTTGGGCGATTTAATCCGCCTACGATTGGTCATGAAAAGTTATTTGATATGTTAAAGAAACAATCACGTGGTGGTTCATATCGTATATACGCATCTAAATCTGTAGATGCTAAGAAAAATCCTCTAGAATTCAAAGATAAAATAAAATTTTTACGTAAAATGTTTCCTAAGCATGCTCGTAATGTAATGGCTGATAAAGATATTCGTACAGTACTCGATGTAGCAGTAAAATTGTATGACCAAGGCTTTACCAAAGTTACTATGGTCGCAGGTAGTGATCGTGTAAGAGAGTTTAATATACTCCTTAATAAGTACAATGGTAAAGACGCTAAACACGGCTTTTACAATTTCGAAGGTGCAATAAATGTAGTAAGCGCAGGAGAAAGAGACCCAGATGCAGAAGGTGCAACTGGAATGTCTGCTTCTAAAATGCGCATGACCGCTCAACAAAACGATTTAGCTGGTTTCGCGAAAGGGTTACCAGCTGATATCGATTCAAAAGAATTGTTTAATGCCGTAAGAAAAGGCATGGGACTTAAAGAAGAGAATACATTTAGACAGCATGTAGATTTACCAGTTGTTTCTCAAACAAGAGAAGAATATGTAAGTGGTAATCTATTTGAAGTTGGAGATACCGTTAATATAAAGGAATCATCAACAATAGGTCAAATAACAGTTTGTGGTACTAATTACGTAATAGTAGAATCAGAACTTGGTAGTAAAAGATATTGGTTAGATTCTATAGAACTTGTTGAATATAATGAAGTTGGAACTGACTCAACAACAAAGAAATATTTAAATGATACTCCATTTAGCAAAGATATTAAATTAGCTTCTCATTGTAAAGAGGCAGAAGATACTCAAATAGGTAATAGAAAAGGTTCACAACCAGCTAAGTACTTTACAGGTCTTTCTAAATCTACTAAACTTAAGAGAGATGCTCATTTTAAAAAGAAATCAACAAAGCCAGCACCAGGTGATGCAACAGCAAAGACTAAGCCATCATCTCATACAAAGAAATATAAACAAATGTATGGTGAGTGGAATGAACATTTAACGTTCGAAGATTACGTAATAGAAGCAAAGGGCGCTGACGCAGCATTAAAGAAAAAAGCTGATAAGTCAGGTATGCCATTAGCTATATTAAAGAAAGTTTTTCAAAGAGGAGTAGCAGCTTGGAAGACAGGTCATAGGCCTGGAACAAATGCCGTACAATGGGGATTGGCCAGAGTCAATTCATTCGTAACAAAATCCAGTGGAACCTGGGGTAAAGCAGATAAAGATTTAGCTGCAAAAGTAAGAGGATAAAAAAAATGAAAACGTTTTTTCAATTAAGAGAAGCAAGAGTTAAAAAGCTCACATTAGACTTTGATATGGGAGACCCAAGAAAACATTCATCTGATTGGCAGGAAGAAGATGTTTATATAGTCAACTGGAACAAGAGTAAAATGGAAGTAACTGTTGAAGGAGAACCAAAAGCTTTAGAACAATGGTTAGTAGGAACTTATGGGTATGATAAAAAAGAAGCTAAAGACGCTATGAGGACAGCAAAATGAAGTTTAAAGAATTAAGAGAAGACTATAAAAAAGTCATAAAGATGTTTAGAGATAACGATTGGAAAAAAATCGTAACAAAGCATAGAAAAGCTATCGATGATTTTAGGAGCGGAAAGAGCGATTTACCTAAAAAGGTAGAAGATGATTTACTTGTATGGGCTATGAATAACAATGAAGCACCTACTAAAGATCAAGCAGATGACTTTATACTAAGAATACTTGATGAAAATTATTTAAATGAATCAGTAGAAGAAATAACATCAGTTTTAGAAAAGGCATATGACCAAAACGATGTAAAGAAAGTTCAACAACTTGAAAAGAAATTACAGGGTATGCTTAAAGAAGTAGAAAAAACTATGAAAGGTTCAGGTTTATCTGCTCCAGCATTCAATAATGTTCGTAGTGGTATTGTAAAAGGTCTTGACTCTATAAAGAAATTCTATAAAGTTGCAAACAATAGTAAAGCAGAGAGCATCGATGAAAAATATAAGAGCAAATATCCTTCATCTCTTGTAGCAGCTGCAGTTAAGATTGCAATTGATATGGGTGGTAATATGACAGGAGCTTATAAGAAAATCGAAAAAATGAAAAAAGGTTTAGCTGATGATTCTATGGTCAAAGATGCTTTAAGACAAGCAAATGAATCTGTTAACTTAGAAGTAACAGAAGGTAAAGATGAAAACGAAGTATCTCAAGCTATTAAGCTTGCAGCTCAAGCTGAATCTGGCAAAGACAAGAAAGACTATTTAGAAATTTCTAAATTGATTAAAGGTAGTAAGTACGAAGCTGCAAGAGCTTATATTGCTAAACTAGATACTGTTGTACTAGAAGATCTTGTTGATATCATTATGCAATATGATAAAGTATTTAAAAAGATGTACCCTAAAGTAAGACCTGGTAGTTTCATGGCAAGATTTGCAAGAGAAGATGTTAATGAAGCAATGTCAGATAAAGATAAAAAGAAAAGACTTGCTTTAATTAAAAAGGCTGTAGAGAAAATCAATAAGAAAAATGCTGATATGGCTAAGAAAGATGCATTAAAAATGATGAAAGATTCAGGTATGTTTGATGAATCAGTTAATGAAGGTGTATACACAAAGAATGATGGTGGCGCTTTCGATGGTTTAAGAATAGCTAAATGGCTTGCTCATGAAGATGGCAAATCTTGGAGAAAGCTTGGCTATGGAGATACTGAAGGATATCTACAAGACGCAGCAGCTTTACTTAAAAAAGATAAATCAAAGGCAAGAGATATATTATCTCAGCCAACACCAAGGGATTAATAATGAAATATAGAACATTAACAGAATCATATAAACAAATTGTAATAGGTGAAGATGGCCATGAACAATCTGCAAATGTTAAGAATCAATTAACAGGTTTAAAAAGAAATGCAGAACAATTATTGGCTCAGGTAAAACCTGATTCAGAGTATCCATCATGGTGGGTAAACAAATTGGTAAAGGCTAATGATTACCTTGATACTGCAAAGGACTTCTTACAGAATAAAGTTGACCAAGGACGGGTAGAAAATAAGGAAGAGGACACGAGAGACGAAATTATTGAAAGAATAAACTTTCATAGTAAAAGTCCTGCTGAGAAAAAAGGCTCAGATTTCGATCGAAAATTAGAAATCAATGGTTATAAAAAGATCTTAAAGGCTATTGAGAAGATTAACAAAGACCACGAGAAGTTTCAATATAACAATCGTGCAGATGGCCCATCTAATATATTTAAAGGTCTACAACAAGTTGAAAGAACATGTTATGACATGATGCGAGAAATTGAACAAGGTAAATGGGATGGTAAAGTGGACTTAGAAGATTAATATGAAAACCTTTAAATACATAATAGAATCTAATATTGAAATAGACGAAGCTCCGTTAGTTGCTAATGATATGGATATATTAAACACTCTCTTTGCTAAGATTAAAGATGACATGTTTAAAAACAAAAGAAAAAAACAAGGCGAAAAGAACTGGCCTAACATGCAAATTCTATCAAAAATGGCAGGTTATGGTTTAACAAAAAAAGGGCAAGACAAGGATAGGTCATTTAGATACGACCTAAAGAAGTAATATGGATTCATTTAAAGAACATTTAAACATTAATACAACTGTTAACGAAGAACAAATTAATGAAGAAATTGTAGGACTTATATGGACTATAGCTAAAGACTTATTAACGATAAGTTGGAATATAAGTAAAATGAGTCTTGGTTATGCAGCTGGCGCAATAAGAGATAATGAAAAAGGTCCTGTATTAGATAGGATTAAAAATGCATTTGATAAACAAGCAAGAGCTGAAAGGAAAGCTGAAAAGGTTGCTAGAAAAGCTAATAGACTTACTAAATATAAACAAGCTAGACAAAAATTGTTAAGTGCTCAAGATACTATTGCAAGAGAACAAAAGAAGATTAAAGCATTAGATAGAGCTGTTATAAGAAGAAACGCAGAACCTATTAATAAAATTAAAAAAGATCTTGCTGATATGGCCAAAAAGCTTAAAGCAGCTGAGAAAAAACTACCAGTATGATTACCTTTGGAGACTATCTTATAGAAGGCGACGGCTTATGGGCTAATATCCATAAGAAAAGAAAGTCTGGTAAGAAAATGAGAAAGCCTGGAAGTAAAGGCGCTCCAACAAAACAAGATTTTAAAAATGCTTCAGAAGGCGCTGGTAAGTATAAAGGCGA